GTCCTGATTGGGGCCTTTGCAAAAGGGGCAAATGACCTCGAAGCTGCCATCCCTGTGCATGTCATCCAGCGCTGTTGCCAAAAGAGGGGCCAGAGCGCTGTGTTTTTTATGCAGATAGAGATAGGCATTCCGCTGTTCCAGCGGTGTCACTGTCAGGCCTGAATATCCGCTTTGTTCCTGTTCGGAAGATATGCGGAAAAGCTCTTTCCAAACCAGAGCTACCTGAAACCGCCCGGCCTTGAGCATTCTCAGGATATTGCTTTCCAACTCTACCGGCGCAGGGTGGCCATAGTCCCCGGTCCGGCTGGAAAAGATCATCCAGTCCGCCGGGTAACCGACCGAATAGTTGCGCAGAGAATTCCAGTCAGAAATACGGACCGCGGGATCAAAGCTCAGGGCAACCACCTCCCCCCAGATCAGCGGAGACTCAACCCGGACCAGGTTTTTAAACTCCTCCTCAATTCCTTCAATCCTCGGATAGTGACCATCTGCAACCCCGCTGTCTGCCGCACGCCCAGATCGGCGAAAAGCAATACAAGATCCGCCCTCTTCAATCATCATCCTCCCACGCCCCTCTCCCCCCGAACCGCACAGCCAGATAAGCCGCCCAGCGTTTGAGACAGGGCATGCGGTCCTGTTCTGCCACAGCCTTCAGGATCGCGTCCGCCACAGCGCGGGAGCCCTCCCTTGTGGCGTAGAGCAGATCATGCAGGGAAGCCGCACGAAAAAATCGGGCATCGGCACGGGGGATAAACCACCAGAGCGGACGCGGCACCGAAGCACCGTCATAGTTAAAGCCCGCCTGCATCACGATATCCATGCCCACAGGACCCGTGATCTTGTGATCACAGGCCGCGGTAAAGGGGTTATCCGGATCACCCGGCGCAATCCAGACCAACACGCCACCGGGCGGGCGGGATTGCCGGATCTTGACCGGGTTGATTACAGGATTGAAGGTGAAAACCTTGCTCACTTCTGTTCCCCTGCTTTATCCCCCGCCGCATCCCAAGCCGCCCAGGCATCGTCAAGCCGTGCCGAAATAACGGCCCATTCAGCGCGGATTTCCTCTGGCGTTTTATCACCGTTCTGCACGGCACGGATCGATTTGAACGCAAACAGGCCGATTTCCACCAGCGCGTTTACGGTTGCGATTGTTGCGGGGTTCATAGTGCGGCCTCCTTACGAATGGTCAGCAGGGTAAAAGCGGCATCGGACAGGGTAACCAGTGCAGCCGTGTAATCCGTGACCGAGCCGTCACAGAGCGCAACGGTAGAAGGCCGCAGCTCATCGACCAGCTTGATCGAGCTTTCGGACAGTTGCCCGGCGGCGCGATACCCGGCCAACACCTTGACTGTGGAGGAAATCCCGTCACAGGTCAGTTGTAGCTGCTGCTCTGGTGTGAGTTTGTTTCCGGCTGGCGTGGTGCAGCCGGCAGTGATCAGGGCCAGCCCGATCAGGAGAACTTTAAACTTCATTGTCGTGTTCCTTTTGTTGGGGGAGTTCGCGCCAGTTCTCACCGGCAAAGACAAGGCAGCTGACCCGGACACCATCGGGGTTCACCTTTGTAAAAATCACGCTGTAGGTTTCACCCCCGGGTGAGAGGAAAACCGACACCACATGCCCACGGGTCGAGATTGAGCTATAGGCAAGCTGCTCGTGATAATCGGCAGCAAGCCGGGCTGTCATGGCCTCTTGCGTCAGGCAGCGTCCAGCCGTCTGAGCCTGGGCAGGTCCCATAATCCCGGTGAGAAAACCGGGCACAAAAAAAGCCGCCAGAAAGGCGACTGTCAGCAGGATATGTTTCATGGGTTTAGTAACTCCATAAAGCCGGACGCCCCGCAGTGGGATGCCCCGTGTCCAGATGAATAAAAGACTTCGCCACACCAATACCGACAAAATCCAGGTCGAGCGCGGTTTTCAAAAACTCATATCTGCCGCAGGACAGCGGCACCACATCCGCCGCCAGCCCAGCAGAATGGGCGCCGGGAGCCTTTTTCTTGCGTTCTTCCGGATGACTGGCACAGCGAAAACCACTGGTGATTTTCAGCGGCCCGACCGCAAGACGCAGCTGTTGCAATTTATGCATGAACTCCGTGTCCATATCGGACCGGTTGCAGCCGCAGCGGCAGGTGAATTCTTTGACGGTGAAGTTTGGATATAGGGACCAGTCAGGTGCCACAATTTCCTTTACTGACGGGGAAGATATGCCATGCAATAGGGTAGCCATAAAACATTCCTCAACTTAACTCGGTTTGTTATAAAGGTTAAAATATCGCCTGACAGACAAATTGAGCCATTATTACTCGCCCTGTTGAGGGCCAGCTTTTTTGTTCACCCAATCCTGGTAGGCAGAAAGCACTCTGAAAACCACAATCAGAATAGTACCAAGGCCGACAGTTAGAGCCACAGCGCCGTTGAGATACTGCAACCAGATTGGAACCGTCAGCACGGGGAGCGCTGCAACCTTGTCCACCAGCGGGATCTGTTTAAAGACTTCATTGATCACCGGGTCAGTCCTCACCCGCTTCCGGCCAACCCGCGGCTAGATTAAGCACGGCAAGCTTGGCAAGACTGTCCGTCGTTTCGGCAACGATCCTTGCTTCCAGCTCCGCGAAGTGCTGCCAGGCTGCCAGGCTCTGCTGCCCCTTGGTAAAGGCCATATCGTTGATCTGATCCGGGGTCAGCGGCGCTGTCCAGCCGTTGTCCGCCGTACGCCACGGCTGTAATGCCTGTTCTGCGGGCGCACCACGGGCAATCATTTCCCGCAGCAGATCCCGCGACCGCTCCATCTGGGTAAGGGATGACGCTTTCCCCTGCAAACGGTAGGTCACATCGTCCAGGGGCCAGAGAAAGTTCCCGTCATCAGCAATGGCATCGCGTTTCTGCTTGATCTCAGCCAGCGCCAGCTGCTTTGCCTGCTCCAGCGGAATATCCATCGCCGAACGGGTGATCACCCATTCCCCATCTACAAGCGCCCCGGCATCCTCAACCAGCATCTGGTACTTGCCCACCGTTGTGGCGGTAAAGCGCACTGAACGCAGGGTTTTACCTCCGCCCAGATCCAACGGAATTGTTTTGGGAGCCGAGAGGTTTCCCGCCAGCCCACAAGCCACCGCCAAACGCGGCACCCATGCTGAAGGTCCCATTACAGCCGCACCGTCTTTTTCAATGATATACATGTTTGAAATTCCTTTTATCGCGCCAGAGGCCACGGCAGATCCCCGCCGCCTGCTTCTTCAGCTAGTGCGAGGTAGATGTACTTTTGACCAGAGGCATTAATGCCAACATGTGTTGCCCGTGGCTTGAAGCCGTTTGAAAGTAGATCAACCGCGTTCGTATTTGCGGTTTCGGCATTTGACAAATCCGCAAACAATGCCTGTACCGTACTGCCGTTATTAATTGGCTGGCGGGCAGTATCAATCAGCGCCCATGAGGCTGTAGACGTGGCTACTTTATACAAGATCCACCTTGGCTTAAATCCGCAGTGAACAAATGGACCATCAACAGAGCCGTTCCCGGTGTAGCCCCCGACTTTGCACAGGCCCGGAACTGAGCGGAAAAGATAGTGTATATAGTTGTCATTTAGTCGGTTCACCTGAAGTTGATTAGCTAACCCTACCGTATCCACCGAGAAACCCCCGAAGCGCTCGGTTGTCCCTTCACCCATCGTCAAATTTAAGTACAACGGGTCATATTTGACACCATCGACATCAAAGGCACTTCCCCAATCGTACCCACCGTCCCGATTTTTCGAGATAATACACTCGGCTTTTCCGGGCAATCCATGTCCAATTGTACCAGCAGAACCAGTTCCAACATGCGACACAATCGAGAAATGCCCGGCCTCAGCGACCGAAACCATACACGGGATTGTACCGTCGTTGTTGGCAACAGGAGCCCCACCAGCCCGGAACAGCCAATTAACGTAAGATACGCCGTTTTGATTGACCCCAGAGTTTGGATCAGCGCCAAGCGTCACACCATCCGCATCAAAAGAGATAAGACTGTCTGTTTGGTTACTCTCCGCCGCTGTTGCCGAGGAGGAAAGGACGAGACTAGCCCCTCTTACGCGATCGAGTAGCCTGTGATTAAAGGCCGACGAACGGGCCTTACCCCAGTACAAATCAGGCGTAAAACCTGCCCCAGACAACCCTTTAACGGCACTTGTCCCCACATGCAGAAGGACATTAAACCAGTCCCGCCCATGATATTTAGGTGTCGGTAGGGTGGATGCTCGGAGCGCTTTAAAGCCGGTCGGAGGCGTGTAAGTAAAGGGTTTCTGTCCGAAGTTGACAATCTGGCTAAGCGAAGTAGCAGACGTGCTGTTTTTGTGCAGCGGATACCACGTTTGACCAGCCTCAATAGACCGCGTCCCGATAAGAACATTATCTTTGTAATACGAGATTGTGTTAGCGTCACAGTCGAGCTTTATCCCGATGGTGACGGTCGGGGTGAATGTGTTTGAGTTACCTGTTGACGTACCGTTATCCACGTACTGCCCACGACTATCTATTAAATGGCTGTAAGGCGTCGTGTTCCCTGCAGGATCAACATTTTTATTTGACCAAGCTTCTGTAGCAATCCCACAGGCATGACCGTTCGCGGACGATCCTCCCGAGAATTTGACTTCCCAGTACCACTTTCCGGAAGTCATCCCCAAAGATCCCATGGCGGTGCCGGGATAGGCGCTATTGAAATTAACCCTTGTCCCTGCTTCGGTGATCGTTATGGATGTATTGCTGGCACTTAACGGGTTATGAACCGCAAAGGAATCACCCGGTACATCCGCGACCTGATCTCCTGAAGCAATCCCTGTCAGGGTCCAGTTGATCTTGTTCCCTGCTGTAACCTCACCAAGGTTCGCCGCATTCTCGAACAGAAGCTGACAGCCGTTGGGGCCATACTCAAGATCGGGTTGGTAAGCTGTTTGGCCATTGAGGTTTTGGAAACCTATTGGTGGCGTAGCTAAAAAATCCCAAGTGATTTGACTTGAAAAGCCGTTAAATTGAAACGCATATCGAGTGTTTGGAGTAATACTATACCCCCCGGTCCCGGCTACAGGATCACCGTCCCATGTTCCGTTTATAGCGTACCATATTTTAGAGCTGTCCAGATCTACCGCTATACCGACACGATCACCGTTCACCGCATACTGTGGGAATAATGGGCTCCCTTGAGACGCCCCCCCAACATAGTTGTAAAAACCCGCTGATGTGCGGCTATAAATAAGATTACTATCAGCTTGTCCATATGAGTTCGTTGTGACGGCTCTTGATGCCGGGCCTCCAATACCCACCATAGTCTGTTCCGCATCATCTAAAACTGCTTCCGCATAATATTTTCCACGTACCATGTGGTATTTAGAATAAGACGCATCGTACAGATTATTTGGGCCAACGACTGTCAGACCGTTGTTAGAAAATACATGAGTTGTACTTGCACCATGTACCGCTTTGTTCGGACCATTCGGACGCAACGTATCGAAATCCACAGATGCAGGACCCACAAATCCGGCAGGAGGTGTATGGGTAAAGGGACTGTCCCCGAAGTTCCAGTACAGCCCCGTATGGTTGTGTAGGCCGATAGCAAACTTGAGGTTCCCCGGAACGATTGTATGAAGCGCCCCCGTTCCAGCCGAAGGATCACCTGTCCAGTTGCCATTCACGCCGTACCAGATCTTCCCGGTGTCAACATCAACCGCAACCTGCAAGGTCTGGGTATTGGAAATGCTTCCAGAGGCCACAGATCCGGGGATGCCTTTCGAAGTCTGGGAACCGCCCGTCCGATATTCATAATCCGTCCACCCCCCTGAATATCCGTACATCCCGCCAGAGTTGGGCTGGTTTCCGGGGAAGGTCATGTTGGCCGCAGCATTGTGTGACGCCACACCGACAATGGTACTTTGGCCGCTGTTCACACATTTGAACTCGGCATAATATTTCCCGCTCGGCATCACAAAGTTTGAGACGGCTGAGTACCATGCTGCAGCGCCCTGATTGCAACGGTCATTCACATTATCACAGATGACATCCCCATAATGCGGAGCCATGTTCAATCGTTTCAGATCAGACTTGGCTGGTTCCTTGAGCGGACCATATCCGGCAACAGGGTAGGCGTAGTCTTTCTGACCAAAGTTGACCTTGGCACCTTCCAGACTATGCATATTACTATAAAGTCGAACATCACCAGACTGTATAGCTACCCCCCCCGTCCCGGATGCCGGATCTCCTGTCTGAGGTACACCATCGATTGAGTAATAGAATTTACGAGCAGTTAAGTTTACTTGTATCGAAAGAACTTGTCCGATTGCAGGTGCTGGACTTTGTAACAAACCACTCTCGACACCATTGTTGTTTTCGACGAAAGCATTACCCCCAGCATACATACCCGTAGGCGAGCTATAATTGGACCAAGCGCCTGTAATAGATGAATCATCGTCAGATCCCACAAAGACCTGTAAATTACCTGTATCCAGCAGCTCGTATTCCGCTTGAAATAAACCAGTTTGAGGGAGCATTTCTGTACCTATACTTGCCCATCCAGCCGTGGTTCTTTTGATAAATTTGCCTTCATCATTAATTATGACATCCGCCACACCAGCAACATTACTGGTCAAGGTATAAAACCGCTCTGCTGTCCCCGCCGTATCAAACTTCTTCGTTGTGACGACACTGTTGTCCCCAAATGGAATATGCCGGGTACGATAGGCGATCATCTCAGCTGGGGTCAGGACTTCTCCATCAAGAATCACGAAGTCTGAGATGCTTACTTCAGCATCCCCAGAGGCTCCGTTAAATGCCCCCAGTCCCATAACAGCCCCGGCAAGGTTCATGTTTGATTGATAATTTGAATTAGGAAGGGTGCTTGTCTGCCACTCATCGACCTCTTGATCGTTTATAACCATCTTAACGGTTCTTGATACCGTGTCGTAGGCAACTCCCAGAAAGAACCATTCAGTGTCCCTAAAAAGTCTCTTAGGTCCAAAGTCCCCGCCATTCGCAGCGGAGGTATACAATGATAACCGATCCGCCGCCGTAAACGAGAGATACCATGAAGATCCTGCGCTCAATATGTTGTTCAGGACACCGAATTTATGACGCCGCACATTCATCATCACGGTGAACTGTCGGCGATTTCCTGTAACCGTCGGCGTAACCGTCAACTTCTTCCCCGCAGACAGAGCAAGCGAAGCCTCTAGATCGGGCGTATACTTTTTCTTGCCCAGCGTTTTGACAGCTCCAAAACTCATTGCATTGCCTCGATCCAGATAAAGTTCCCTGCAGCAGACTGTTCAACAAAACAGCGGTACACATTTCCTGACGCCGCATCAAAGGCCCCCGATCCCGGCGCTAGGGTCAGACCCGACAACGTCACCGCCCCTGCCCCTGCGCCATTGGTCAGATAAATCACCTGCTCGCCACTGTTGACCGGATCTGCCGCCAGGATAAAAGCGCCATTATTGATCGCCCTGGTTATGCGCTGTTTGGTCAGATCAATGGTCAGGCTCTGCCCCGCTGTCAGGGTGCCATAGTCGTTTTCACTGGTCGGATAGCCAACATCCAGTGTTTTACTCTGGTCGCTCACCACCACCTTTTCTGTGCCGGTCAGCACGGAAAAGGGATGGCTGTGCGCCTGCCCCGTCTCCCCCGCCAAAGTAATCAGGTCCTGTACCGTCCCCATCAGGTTGCCAAAACCAACGGTCGAGGTCACCAGTTTGCCGCTCGTGTCGTAATAGGGAACCTCATTCGCCACCGGCGCGGGGAACTGCAGAGCATCCCCGCTATAGGAAACCGGCAGCTTGATCGCCAGACCAATCTGGTCGGCCTGTTCCTGGTTTTGAATGGTCAAAAGATCTACGGCTGTTTCGATCACATCCGCAGGCATACCATCACTGATCGCCAGATCGGTCTGCTGCTCCAGCGGTGTATTGCCCAGAATGGTCACCGTCTCTCCTGCAGCAGGGGCTACAGCCAGACTGACAGATCCACCACTGGCCTCGCCTGCACCGGTTACCAGCGCTGGTGCAACGGCAAGCTCGCTTCCGTCCGCCGCCGTTACCACGACCTTCAGGTGACTGTCAGTGAGAAACTTGAATGGCACGGCAAAGGTCACCGTGGCCCCGTCCCCGCTATAGGAGGCCCGGCGCGGCGTCGCAGAAATTGTCATGTCAGAAATTCCCATAAAAAAACCTCCGCCAAAGCAGAGGTGAAGACCTGTTTATCCAGAACCGATTATAAAGAGTGAGAAGACAGGCAACAATTCATCAGATCAAAAGCAAATCAAGTGACGTTCACACCTGGAACCCCACAGAAGACACAGCCGCTGTCAACCAATTACCATCTCTTTACATACCGTGTTCTCCGCGTTACATTTTAAAAATATCAGCAAGAACTCTTTTACCTAAATGCTTTTCAATAGATTTCCCTATTTTGTAATCGTCACTTTCAGATTCATCCAATACGATATTATCATTACTGCTAGAGGTTGACTGAACATAGCCTTTTTTAGCAACATCTTTAGAATAACCACCAATAAAACCTCTAGTCTCGGCACCCGCAGTACCTATTATCTCTTTTGCCCCAAGTTGAATCATAGATTTTACAAATAATCTATCTTTCAAAGCATCTTTCATGGCTCTTTCTATTCTCTTATTTACTACATCAGATCCTTGACCAACTGCCAACCCCAAGGCTGCTGTAGTTAGACCTATCCCCATGGATAAATACCTGGCGGTTTCCTCATTAAATGGTACGCCTGATTTTAATGCAATATCCCTTAATTCCAGATACAGTGCCCCACTTTCCAACTGATATGTTTCATTAGCCATGTTGAGTTTAAACCCAAGACTAAAAGCGATCATAAATGTCCCAGGTACAGTAGCAACTTCTTCTGGAAAGAGCGCTTGAGGGCCTGCAACGCCTATCGCCGTCGCCAAGCTTACCGCAGCCGCTCCAGTTACCGCACCAACTACAGCACTTTTTGCATAAGGCTCAATTCCTTCTGCAAATGTATTGATACTTGGCAAAACATAACGCCCTAGGCCGTTTTCCAAGCCAATGCCCTTAATTTCATGATTATCAATCAGTTCTATTTCCCTGATAATATCATCAGGATTTCCTTGATTCGTCATCAAGTAAAATCCCAACCTCTTTTTTCTGTTAGCCATCAATCCCTGATGAACAGATACTTTAATTTGTCCTGTTACCCCACTACGAGCTAACTCACTGTTAGAATTTGCTTTCTTAATGTTATCTTTAACCTCATTATTCTTGCTCAACACATCATAAAATTTGCGGCTTACTATATAAGCCTGAATACCCATTTTCTGCCTTTTTAGCTCAGCTACTTTCTTATTAAGTACATGCTTAGGATTAAATCTCACCTCATCAGTGTCTCTAAGCTTATCAAGGTCATTGATTTTTTGATCAATCTTGTTGATTTTTTCTTCATATTTTTGTCGAGAACGAATTATAGATTTATAAAAAGCAACAACACCTTCATCAGTTATTCCAAGATCATTTTTCTTTAGTACATCTGCAAAAAAAGAGAGCTGCTCTACCGGAATTTTTTTAAGTTCTTGTAGTACGGGCAAGTAACGACGAATATCGTCAACAGTCGGAACTGTGATGAAATATTTTAAGGCAAAGGCTGCTTCTTTAACCTCTTCCTCTTTACCTGCAAATTCAGAGAAAAATTGGGCATATTTTTCTGACCTAAACTTACTTGGGATCACCCCGTTTTCACCCAAATCCATAAGGATTTTATCCACATTATATTCAATCAGGTGCTTATCAGGGTGATGTGTCAGAACGTCCTCAGGAATTCTCTTTATCACCTCTTGTTGAAATTTTACATAACCCTTATCGCCATACTCATCTCCAACACTATTTTTGGTAAGTTCGCCCCAAGCATTCCTGATCCGATCGTCCGCATAAAGTAAATTGTTATTTTTTATACTGATCAACCTCTCGAATGGCTTATTTCCTGAGGATTTACCGGGCGTTTTACGCCTACCCATTTCGTTATAATAATCTGTGACCATCCCCTGAGAGGCCAGGTAGGGAGAAGAATATTGATTGCGTGTATTTTGTGGAGACTTCTCGCCATCCTGCTCAACCACACCCTCACCCGGTGTCCACCTGACATTTCTCCTGGAGCTAGGTTCGTCCGGCAAGCGTCGATCTGCCACCTCCTCAACTTCATTGCCGTTCTGATCTGTAACGACCAGTTTATAGCTCGGCTTTCCGGTTTTGCGGGCTTCAGCTTCGGTTTGCTCGTCAGCCACAACTGAAACCTGGCTGCCTTCCGGTAATGCCAGTTTCTCCACATCCGCTTCCAGTTCCTGGCGGATCAGATTTCTCTCTCGTCCTTTGCCATAAAACCTGTCGGGCGCATTTTTCATAAATTCCAGCCGTCCGTTTACTTCAGTCGCGCTCCAACTCCGCCGTACAACATTCTCCGCATAATCCTGTGCCAGATTGCCATCACCTGTCAGGACGTACTGCTGCTGGAAGACACTGTTCAATTCGGCGGCAAGGCGTTCTTTCGCCTCATCCGAAACAAAAACCGCTCCTGCGGGTGTGTTGTCGTTCAGCGACGCGCCAATAAACGCTTCAAGTGAAAGAGCAGCATTTGCAGCCTCAGATGCATAAGGACCACCGCTGGGATAAAGTCTGGAGAAAGCATAATCGCGCTTTTCGTATTGTTCAGAAATGGTCGGATCGGTTTTCGCAATGGCATCCTCAATTGCTTTATCCGCTTGTTTCCCTGCTTTAATACCCTGATTGATCACCAACAAACGGGCGGCTTCTACAGGCGGAATATCGGAAATGACATTTATCGGAAGATTCTGGGATCGTGCAAAAAGATCCGCAGCACGCACCTGGCTTTCGACACTCCCTTGGCGCCCCTTTCGAAGGCTCTGCCGAACAACATTTGGAACAATTCCAACTTTCTGGATGAAATCTACAGTGAACTGATTTTGCTCTTCCATCGGCAACTCTGAAACACCAGATCCTTTCAGAATTTCGACATATCTTTCTTCCACTGCCTGACGATGCTCAGGAATGTACGGATCAAGGCCAATCCCGGTCTCCATACTGTATTGAACGGTATCGGCACGTTTTTGCGCCTCTTGCAGTTCGAATGAAACCTGCGCATGACGTTGCCTTAATTCCTGTGATTGCTGTTCATCAATCAGCTCCTGCTCCAGAGCAACCGCAATTTCCTGCTCCCCGGCCTCTCCGCTCTCCACAGCCTGCCACAAGCTTTGAACCTCAAGCGTATCTGACTCCTGCCATTTGGCCGCAATCAGGTCCCCGAGGTCTCGCTTGGCTTCATCCCCAAGAATTGTATCAAAGCTGGTTGCCTTGTTTGTGGCCGGCTCCAGCCATTCTCCCAGTAAAAGCGACTGCGCTGCTTCAAACTGTTTTCTCTCGACCAGGGAAAGAACAGTTCCTTTAACCAGATTGAAAGTGCTTTCACGCAATACCGCCTGCATTTCCGAGGCGCCCAGGCTGGCCACAAGCTTCTCACTCTTGGCTTTCAAATCATAAATTGCTGAAAAAAGCGTCCCCGGTATCGGATTGTTGTATATCAAGACACTCTGATCATAAACGTTATTCAGCCAGGTTTTTTCCGCGTCGGCTCCAACACCTTTAGAGTGCAAATTGAGCAACAACTTCAGCCCGCTCTCATTTTGGGCATCAAATTCAGCGAGTAACTCTTCCCGACTACCCTCAGTATAAAAATTAACCCCCTCGATCACAGAGTTGCGACGTAGGGCTTCCTCTTCATGCCATTTCTGTGTGATTGTTTCGGCGTCCGCATTGGCAAAATCAGGATCACTGGCAAGAAGTCCGACTGCTGCTTCTGTATTTTGAATATAGGCATTCTTGGCTTTAATCTGCTGGACAGCAGATTTGGTTGCGCGATCCTTTTCGATCTGCACCTGCTGATCGCCAAAGTGCCCAAGCGCCTCAGAAAGGGCCTGAATTCCCTCGGTAATGTATCCTTCCCCTGTATCAGGGATCTTCTGGCGACCATCTCCGGTCACAATGTTCTGGCTGTCTGGAATATTTGGCATGATCAATCAATCCGGATAAAAATGTTCTGGGCTTGTGGCAAAAAATGTTATGGTTGTGGTCCAAACAACGTTGGATATGTCTGTTTCAGCAGCCTGTTATCGGCAATACCACCGAGTATCCCGCCGCCTGCGCTCAACCCGCCACCAATAAGGGCATTACGCCCCTGTTTTTTCAGGGCTTTCGCCTGCATATCGCCGTACCTAAGGATGCTGTCTGCTTCCTGATACCCCAACTGTTCGGTCTCTTCGATCAACAGGGCCGGACTGCCTTCAATCTTCAATCCTGCCGCGGCAAAATTCGCCCGCTGCTGCCCAGATAAACGCCTGGTCTGAATGCGTTTTCTCTCTGCATCAAAGGCAGCCTGTTCCCGCGCCTGCCTGGCCTGCTTTTTTGCCTGTTTATTTTGCTGGATGCCGCCATAGAGAGACGCTCCCGCCCCAAGCAGGGATGCCGCAGCTTTTGCAGTACCTGCGAGCCCGCCCAAACCTGAAAAAATCGTTTTTATAAACCCGAACATCCAAAGCTCCATACATGTGACAACACCCGAAATTTCGGGCTGAATTCCTTGATTAAAGGCAGCAGAATAATTCGCGCAAAACCCGGTTCTGCACGTCAGCTCATCGCTCATTCATCTAATAAAAATCGAACACCCCGGATCTCAAGCCCGACAAGCAACCATGAACGACGAAACAAAAAAGGGATAAACCGGATTGTTGCACAACCCGATCAGCGATATCCTCTAAAGCAGAGCCAGCAACAACTCCCGCAAAGACGATACCCCTGCCAGAGAACACAAATGCACTGGATTGTTAGACAATTTATAAAATTTCATGAGAAACACCCATGGATCTATACTGGGGTTTCCTACGGACTTGGGGTGTTTTTTATCTATTGCCTTATTATCGCTTTCCAGCTTTTCACACCTGCAAAATTGCTCCGTCAGGCAAGCTGGTCAACACCTCCAGAATTACTGGATTTCAGTCAGTACCAGATCTATTTTTTCTCACTCGGGCTCTTTACGACCTTGGTGATCGCTCTGTTGATGGCCTTGGTTGGTCCGCTTTACCTGTTCCACAAAAAGGCTGTTGATACCTTTATCCTTCAACAAAGACGTCGATGGCTCATCCCCCTTGAAGGTACTGGTGTTATAAAAAAAGGCATTCTGCTCTTACTGGCTCTCTGGGTTCTGATCTGGAGTATTGTTACCCTGCAAATACTCTCAGGAGCCTACCCGCCGAGTTTGATGGAAATCATGCGCCAGACATATGGAATCTCTGGTTCTGACCACTATGCTGACTTTATCAACTCGCTGTTTTTCCGGCTTGTCATCCTTGGCAGCGCCATAACTTTTTTCCCTGTGGTCTTGTATGGATATTTTCGTTTCACAACAAAAAAGAAAGCCTGCAGTTTGCCTCCTCAATAAAGCCACCCAAGAGGAAAACCTAAAAGAATAATCAGCCCCAAACATGAGATATGCATGTCATCGATATTCACAAAACTCTCACCGTTCTACGAAAAACACCCCTGGGTCTACAGGACTGTTTCCTGGTCTTTCGCTATCCTGCTTACTCTTTCCCTGATTTTTGCCTTCATGTTTTTAACACCTGCAGATTTTTTGCGTGCCGGAAGGGACGTCCGACCGCCTGAACTACAGGCATACAGTCAGTACAGAGACATTTTTTTGTCTTTTGGGATTTTCATCTTTCTCTTTATCTTCCTGACCATCACTCTGCTCGGACCACTCTACCTGCAAAACAAACCTGTGATGGATGCCTTCATCAACCACTCCAAACAGCAACTCGGCTCTTTCATCGAAAGCTCCAGAAACATAAGAGCGTTTCTATGGCTTGCCTTGTGTATCTGGGTACTAACCTGGGGTATTGTTACACTCCGGCTTTTATTTGCTGCCTATCCGCCAGACATGATCGAAACCATCCGTCATATCTATGGCGATCCCAGCGCAGAACATTTCAAAAATTCGGCCCAAAATTTATTTTACCACTTTCTGATCATCGGCAGCATACTCACATTTACACCCGTATTTCTGGTGTTCTGTTATCGCCTGAGGGCGAAAGGGACTGATTGAAGTTTCCCCTCGCGAAAGAGTTCCATGATTACATCTTCCGGATTTCGACCTTTATTTTTTAAATTCCCTGCCGCATCCCGACCAACACGATTATTATAAAGATCCTGTAATTCACTTTGGTCGTTATCATCGTCTAATCCAATATACCCCAATGGAAAAGATGCTCTTTCATGGCCATCTGTTATTTCCTTTGCTCTTCTGACGCCATACTTTTTCACCAAAAGATAACTACCTAATGCATGACGTACAGCATCCTGAGCATCATCATATCCCCTCCCCGGTACCAGGCGCCTAGCTGTCTCCTCCGCCTCATCGACAGCATCTTCCGGATCACCATCATTGGAGAGATAATTCCCCACATCCCCTGGACCGTTATCCGGATCGTAGTCAAGAAATCTATAGTACTGCTCTTTATTCACAGGCTCTGGTGTGGGCTGCGGGAGAGTAACATACCTTCCGTTGTACAACCCTGCTCCTCTTGCTGGCTTCCTCTCCGGTGTACGCTCAGGATTGCCTCCCAGCTTTCCATTCCCGGATAATTTATACTCCAGAAACCCCATGTCTATCCCTCCGACTGGACTTCGGTGATCAGTGATCTGATGGTCGCGGGCAGTGGTTGGCTGGCGCGGATATAGATCTGGGCCTTGTCGTTAAAACCGTTGTCCGGGTCGATTTCCAGATAGCCGGTGTAGAGATCCGGTGATTGGCCAAAGGGGGTCGAGCCGTCGCGGAAGATATAGGTCTGGGTCTCGTCTGGGTTCTCTCCGGCTTCAAGCGTTCCGGTGTTCATCACATCCACCCCCATGGAAACCACGCGCTTTTTCTTGCCCCGCCCGGTGCCACTTTGCGTGGCGACAATCGGCGACAGCGGCTGGACCAGCGATTGATAGGGCAACCCCGCCGTAATCTTCACGCCCTTGCGGTTGTTCGGCAGGGTCACCGACCCATCGGCAATCACAATCGCCTGGGGCGATACCTTGCCATCGTGCAGAATGTCCAGCGTCTCGCCAACCAGATGGGAAAACCCAGTGATGGTTCCTGCGGTTTCGCCGCTATAGGTGCCGCCACAGTCGACAAAAAAGGCATCATCCTTGACGGCGTCGTCGTTGAAAACGGCTTCCATATATTCGATATGCCGCACCACCGCGCCATTGACCTTACGCTTGACCGACAGCCACAGCACTTCGCGCTTGGCTTCATAGGTCACGGCGACGGTTTCGGCTTCGCCCCAGGGGTGCTCGTCGGTTTTGCCGCCCAGCTTGTGCCGATGGAACGCCACCACTTCCTGTGATTTTTCATAGGTCACACCGACCAGCTGCCCGTCATCCCGGACCATCCAAATAATTGCATCTGGGTCGTTCTCCATATCCATGGCCTTGATGCCCTTGCCCGTAATGTGCTGAGACAAAAAGGTCAGGTCGGGTGCGATAAAACTGTCACGCTCGAACGAGAAAACAAACTCGTGCAGGCGCTTGCGGTTACGACTGAGGAACAGTGCCACCTCGCCTTTCTGGATCGGGGTAATGGCTGCGGACCCTTCGGTGGTGTGACGACGATTGATCACCGAGGTAACGGTCAGCGCCTCGTTGGCCGAAGATCCGCTCAATGTCCGGGTCGCCCCGGATGTTCCCATCATCAGCGCCCGGCCCTCGACCATCCACTGGATATGGTTGACCTGCCCGGCCTTGATCGTCGCCTTGAAGCCGTCATCCGCATTGGTGCCCAGGGTCAGGTTTTTTTCGTCGGATGTTTTTGATGTCCAGATGGTTTGCGGCTGATCGGGCGGCGAGGCAAAGATCGAACGCTGCTGATAAAAGGAACAGCGACGCGGATAATTCCCCGCCTTCCATTCCGCAGGTTTGGCGGTAAAGACAATATCACTCAGGGTCCAATCGTCGTGATCATTGCGCTTGAGTTCTTTGGGCGGGTGATCCTTGTGCACAATCCAGAGTGAATTTTCCGTCTGGGTCACCACCAGTTCAAACAGCTGGGCCTCGGTGTAGGGCGTGACGATTTCATAGGGCGCACTGTCTTTCTGGATCTGGCCGAAGTCACGATAGAACCGCATATAAAGATCCCCGACCTCGATAGTATAGGCATCCTCGGTCGAGTATTCAAAGGTGATCAGGCGACATTGTTTGTCCGCATGTTTGGCACTGGCAACAAAGCGCGTGCCCGGCCTGCGGGTCAGGCCACCATGCGGCAGCACGATCCAGTTTTCACAGATCGCCAGCCCGGACTGATAAAGCTGGGTATCCTCTCTACCATGCAATCTTGGGGTAATCTCGCCGCGGACAAAGCTGGCCTGGAGTGTTCTCTGGGTCATTATTGCCGCGCCTCCAGCCAGCCTGACGGCAGAATTTCAGTGATCCCGTCTTCCATCATGTCATTGGCCTTGGCATCGCGCAGATCGTTGCGATAAAGCGCCAGTGCTGTCTGCAGTTTGGATTGTGATCCTGTCAGCACCTCGGCCAGGCGCACCGCCAGCTGTGTCGCAATCACCCGGCGCAGATCCGGCGACATTTCCACCGGGTCCAGATTGCTGGTGATATAGCGGTATTTCAGCGGCGCAGGCAGATCGCAAAGGATAAACCGCCCCTCAAGCTGATAGCGCAGTGGCAGACCATCTGCTTCTCCCGTGGTCGTAATCGGCAGGGCCTGCAGATCATCGACCGGGCGACGATAGCGGTGCCAGTTGCCAAAAGCTACGGCCTCGGCAGAGACTGCCAGCTTCACCCTTCTGATCGCGCAGGACCAGGGATATTCCCGCAAGACTGTCTCGACCGCCCGGGGATAGGCAATCTTGCACTGGCGGGCTTCCTTGCTGTTTTCCTCCAGCGAGACAATCGACTTGTCCCCCAGGATCTGCAGGGCATCCCGGCAGATTTCAACCTTGCTGGTCATGGCTCATCCCGTCCTGATTTCAATTGCAACAACGCGAAAGAAAAAGGCTCCACTCCAAAGGAGCAGAGCCATTCTCAAACAAACCGGGGAAAGAAAACCTGTTCCCTTCTCCCGGTTACAAACAGCCTGCTCAGGCTGCTAAAGCTTTTCCATCCAACTGGTGGAAAAATGCGCCGGATCCCGCAGGTCAAAGGCATCCCCGACCTGACGCAACTGCACGCCGTAATAGCCCAGCTTAATCGCCCGGACTTTCACAGGGGCAGTTGCCCCGGATTTTTCAGGAGCTTCTGCCGTAGCCAGAGGAACACGAGCCGTTTTCACAGCCGCTGCTTTTGCCGCCGTCGGTTTTGCCACCTCTTTTGCCGTCATCAGCTCTGCACACCGGCAACGATGGCAGCAGAGATTTTACCGCTGCTCGGGTTGGTGCCCGTCACGGTATAACGCAGACGCATATAACGCTCGTTCAGTCCCTTGGGCAGGATATGAAACGAGGTCTGTTTGCCCGCTTTCAGTTCCGCCAAAGGAATGGTCTGGGCCAGGATTTCACGGGCCGAGGAAAAACCGGTGTTGTCATCAACTTCGATGGCAATTTTCAGGTTGGTCAGGTTGTTGAAATTCTGGGTCACCTGCACATTGATCGGCACAGCCGTGCCATTACCCGGATCAGAAGTCAGAGCCGCAGAGGCCCCAACGACAGTTCCTGTGGTCCCCAGATCAAGAATGTTGGTTGACGCAGCTGTTGCGGTAACCGCCTGCTGGTCGGAAAAGGTAAGCTGTTTACTGTGGATCATAAATTATCCCTCCTTATCAGGCAGACAGAACGCGGGCTTCGGAATTCAGAAGCGCATCGGTTTCACGGATTGGAATGCCGCGGAATGTCAGAACTTCCTGACCTTCCAGTTCGGTGGATTTCAGGCGAACAAAATTGTCACCTGACCCGGCATTGGTTGCCAACGCATCAAGCGCTTCGAGCACATCGCGGTTGCAATAGATCACCTGACGGCCACCCGCCGCATCACCGCGACGCATGCGCGACTGCAGTTTGTAGTAAGCTTTGCGCATGAAGTCATAAAGCGCCACATTGCCCGCCTGCATTTCTGAGACATCAATGTTGGCCACACGCGATACATAACGCCAGTCTTTCACCGCCAGACCCAGATGCCAGGTGAACTTCTCTTCCTTGACGTAATAGGGATTGCTGTTTTCATCCAGCACCCGCTGACGGCCCATGTCATCGCGCTGCAGGCCCGCTTTTGTGCCCTGCGGATAAAGCAGGTGACAGTGACGATCGCCCCAGGTGACAAACCAGATCGAGGTATTGTCCGACCCTGTACCGCCAGCATCAATCACCTGTTCCCCGGCATCACCGCCGCCGATGACGTTAAAGCGGGCAGACAGGCCCTTGAACTTTTCCGGGGTGGTTGCCGTGTCGTGATAGAATAGGCCACGAGCCGCTTCCTGGTTCATTGATTCCATAAAGGCCATGGCTTCGTTCAGCCGTACACCCGCTTCATTGCGCGACAGGCTCAACACCCGCTCGTCAATGGTTGCCAGCGCTTCCAGATAGCCCGTGGTATCGGTGACCTGCTGCTGTTTCGCCTTGGACTGGGTGATGCCCTGATAGAGCGCGCCCCAGCTGACGGACGGTAGCCCCGTACGAATAGTGTGCAGGTGTTCACCACCCTTGTTGCACTCCATGGCAATGGCATCATCCAGAATGGGGTTCTGCTGTTTCAGCAGCTCGATGATGGTCGCGGTTGATCCGTTGGGATCGGTCTGTTTGTAGATGTCGATCAGATCGACAAAGGTATTTCCAAGTGTAGCCATTTTCAGCCTTCCTTAGTAGATGATGGGTAGAGAATTTCCGCAGCAGATCTGTTGCGTCGGGTTGCACCGGCTCCGCCGGGACTGCTGTCCTCTACCAGGGAGAGGCCAGCCTTGTGAAAAGCGCGCAGAACCACGGGATCATTAAGAACCCCTGCTTCGTTCAGCACACTTTCCAGTTCAGACCCGCCAAAGGCCCTGAGCGCCCGATTGGCGGTTCTGACATTCGCATCCAGATTGGGACCCCACTCCTGCCGCAAGGTACTGATGGTGTCGTCAACCTGTTGTTTGAGATATCGTTCGCGTTCGACCTGTTGGCTTTCCATCGACTGGGCCTTGGCCTGCAGATCGAGGTCAGACAGGGCCTGTGCCTGTTGCGGAGACAGCCCCAGGGCATGGGAAAGCTCGCTGATGGCAGAACGATACTGCCCCCATTGCTCTTCCGACCCTTCAAGCTCCAAAGCTTCCGGGATCTGTAGCTCATAGCCTTCCGGGCTTTCCGGCACCCCGAGCGCGGCATAAAAAGCATCGACCTCTTCCGGGGAAGCATCTTCCCCCGGCAGCCGGACAAAGCCTTCGGCTTCTTGCTGTGGTTTCATACCTTCTGCGGCTGTGGGATTTTGCTCACCTCCGGCAATAGCTGGATCATTCAGATAGTGGCTATCTATTCCCGGTTCCTGATCCCCTTCTGCTTGAGATCGGGCATAAAAAATCCCGCTCTCTTGTGAGGCGGGACCGGAAGCATAGTCTCCATCCTGTCGATCAGGCCGATAACCTGGGGGATCAGCAGTCATAGGTGACCCACTGGGGGAACCGGGAATACCCGGTCCGTTGTCAAAAGAACTAGAGACGTCAAAATCACTCATTCCTGTTGATCTTCCTCTTGTGCGAGATAGGCGGCTTTCGCCAGCTCGGCCCGAAGGTCGGCGCTGATCGAAGCCTTGCGGAGAATGTCAAAGGCAATGGCCCGCTTGCCATCATTGAACACGGACGGCCCGCCCGGTGGCGTGGCTTCAAAAGCCGCCGCCTGGTCCAGAATATCCGCCAGAACCAGTTGTCCGTCTGCACTTGCGAACAAACGGGCATAGGCATCAACCAGCTCATGCTGTTTTTTCAGGGAAAAATTCCAGCCCTTAAGCAAGCTCACCTCCTCCTGCGACAGCAGCTTCCAGTGCAGCCGGATCAATTCCCGCCGCCCCCATCGCTTCCATCACAGGCAGAGCCTTGCCAGCCATATCAATACTCTGGGCCTGTTGCGCCGCCATGGCCTGTTGTTGTTCAGCCTGTGCTCTGGCCTGTCGACGGGCCTCGACCAGCTCAATCGGGTTGAGCAGATCCGCGGGCATACCATTGATATCGGCCCGCGCCCGGATAATCCGGTCATGGTCAAAGTTATCCATGATAGACGGATCAAACTGGGCCTGTTGCGCAGCCGTTTCCAGGGTGCGCTGAATACCGGCATCCTCGGCAGCCCGGCGCAGTTTTGCCATCGGGCTGGTGAATTTCAGCGACAGCTTGCGTCCCTGCAGTATTTCCGGGCGTGGCGGCAGGTCAATAATACCATCGGCGGCCTGCCGTTCGAGAATGGCATTTTCACGCATCACGATTGAGGCCAGCATTTCCTCCTGCTTGGCAAAAGGCGGGCCGATCAGCTCACTCTTTTCCTGCGCCCGCAAAGCCGCTTCATAGGCTGTCATGTCCGGCTTGTTGACCAGGATCTGCCAGAGATCGACATAAAAATTGGCTCCGATATCCGCCTGCTTCTTGGCAATCAATTGCTCGCCGATATCCGGGCGAACGCCTGTGGCAATCGGCTGAATTTTCAATCGCCCGTCTTCTGTGATCAGATCTGGATTGATTGCCCCGGCACTGAGGTTCAGACGACGCTTGAGCTTCTGCACTGTGGCAAAAGCGGGGGATACCGCCTGTTCCGCTGCGGCGATCGTGGTCTTGTTCATGATGTTGAGCTGCTTGATATCCGGCAGCGCCATCATTCCCGGTCCCCAGCCATAGGCATGACCATCGCTTTCGACAAAGGACGAGGCATGGATTGGGAATTCGTAATAGCCCGACTGTCTCAGCACATGGTTCTGCCCTTTAAGCACATGTACCGACGGCCAGGGCAACTGCGTTGCCACCCCGTCTGCAAGCGAGGTATCAATCGCGTGTATGATCTCGAATTTCTGTTCCAGAATATCTGGCTTGTCCATCCGGACCTTCAGAAATTCCGGCAGGTTTTCCTCACCGAATTCCTGGATCATCTGACGCAGTGTCAGTTTATAAACCCGATAGAAAGTATCTATCTGCCCCCAGGCCGTGGTTGCCAGGAAGCATTCAATCATCGGGATCATGCGATAGCGGATCGGTGGCAGATCCATTCCACCGGGGCCGCGCCCCAGCACTTCCTCTGTCATCATTACCTGATTGCCATAACAACCGAGTGAGCGGAACATACGCTGGGTATTGGCGACAAAACCGGACTGCGCCATATAGCGTACAGCAAAAAGCTTTTTGGTCTGCGCCTCGGCCCAGACCTGTACCTCGTCGTTCTGCTTGAGCTCATCATCCATCGGCTCCAGCCCGTGCCAGATCGACCCGCGCGGGATCAACAGGCTTTCAATCGCAGCCGCAAAACGCGCCAGATCCTGCAAGGGACGCGAGCTGTACATCTTGGACATATCGCCGATAGAGCCTTCGAGCACCGACCCAAAGGGATCAAGACGTTCTGCTGTCTCCCTCCAGATCTTCTCGAACTTCTGCCGCTCCTGCTGCAACACGCTCTGGCGGTTGATCACCTTTTCAGCAAGTTCCAT